TGGAGCAATCAGTTCAGAGGACGAAAGGCAAAGAGTTGCTACTGATAAACAAAGTGGATACAACGAGATAGGAATCCTAGAAAATGAGCCTGAAGAAATAGAAGGCGAAGAATTAGCGGATGAAGATTTTAACAGCGTTAAAGACGCTATGGACGCTGCCAAATGGGAAGAAGGAAAACATCCAAGAGCAAAGAACGGCCAGTTTGGTTCTGGCGGTGGCGCAGCCAATAGTGAATCGAAGTCAAAAAAAGTAAAAAACGGTGAAAAAAAAGATTTTTCTAAATTGCCGGATTCAGCAAAAGACGATATTGCTCAAGCAATTATGGTGAGAGATGCCTACACAGATGAAACTCCATACATGGATGCTTGGGAAGAATGTGGGCGAGATATTGATGATTTTACAGAAGAAGGAATTCGAAAAGTTCTTGAAGAAAATTTAAGCAATTCTTTCGAAGAACAAAAAATTGATCCTGCAAAAATACAAAATAAAGGAAGACAAGTTTCTGGTCAGTTTGTTGATAAATATAAGAAAATGCTTTCTAAAGGAGATGCTCCTCCTATCATTGTGAAAAAGGACGATGAAGACAATTATCAAATTGTAGAAGGTGGACATAGATTGCAAGCTGCTAAAGAGACAAAAGCATCATATATAAGTACTATTGATATAACTGATTTGCTTAATGTTTCGCCTTTGGAATTGTTCAAAAAAAATGAATCATAAACCGTTGGCGCTTTTCAACATTGTGAAAAACCAACATGGCAAACAAACCAACTTTTAAAAACGGATTAGTCGGTGGTGCATTGCGCCCCAATGCCAGTATTGCTGCTGACTATTCAAAACCGACCATCAATCTGATTGAATTGATGTCTCGCGATGTCGAACGAGAGCTTAAAAAGCTTTTCAAAGAAAATCATTTTGGCTATGGAATGGATGCTTCAATTTCAAGCCAAGCCAGAATTCTGATTAACTATCTTATAGCCAAGTGGGGAAAGCGCTTCAATAAGATAGCTAAGAGCTCTACAGACCGCATGATAGAGCGAACAATCCGAAATTCGGCGGTAACGCTGGGTTTGTCATTAAAAGATGCCAGTGAAGACTTCAAAATTGACACGTCTTTTAGGAACGAACAGATTAACGATGTCATCAAGGCCAGCACCCAAGAAGCTGCAAATCTAATCAAGCTGATACCGAAAAAATACCTTGCCGAAGTGCAGGGACAAGTTATGCGGAGCATTACGACAGGAAAGGGAATGGAAGACCTAGTACCATTCCTTACAAAGAAATACAATGGCAATATTCGTCATGCGCGGAATGTTGCTTTAGACCAAACCCGCAAGGCTTATCAGTCGATCAACACTTCTAGGCTCAAAACTCTGGGAGTAAAGAAATTTATATGGATTCATTCTGGCGGTGGCAAGGAGCCTCGACTGGATCATATTAAAATGTCGGGTAATGAGTATTCATTTGCCGATCCTCCTATAATTGGCGTAATGTACGGGGAAGAGGTGCGGGGATTACCCGGTGATTTGCCAAATTGCCGTTGTATATGCAAACCAGTCATCAACTTTGATTTAGAGGAATGATATGAAATCTAGCGAAAATATAAACGCATTAGAAGCAGCCGTTGCTTCAATTTGCGCTGGCGCTTCTCTCGGGGAGTCTATAGGAATTCACGGTACTTATCACTTTAAGTGCTATGAATATGAGGGCGGTCCGCTGCTTTGGGAAGATGACGTTAAAAACGTTGTCACTTATGTCGGCAAAAACCTGTTGCTTCAGACTGGTTTGACGGGTTCAGGCTATACGGTTGTTGGTCCTTATATGGGCCTGATTTCATCCGTTGGCTGGTCTCCATTGTCAACGACCATTTCTAGCGGTACTTACACGACTGGAACGGGCGCGGTATCTCTGACCACGGCAGCAGCTCACGGCTTGCTCCCCGGTGATACGTTTACGATTGCCTCCGCTGCAGGTACGGGCTCATTCGCTGCNCTNAATGGTACGTTCTTGGCAACGACTGGAACGACTGGTTCCACGCTGAACTTTACGATTGTTTCTGGCCTTACGATGACCATCACGGGCGGTAACGTTACGACCTCCTCAGCTACCCGCATCAATGACACGATGGCTTCTCACAGCCTCTGGACTGAAGCAGGTTCAACAAACGCGCCAACCTTTGCAGCTCGTATTGCTCCAAGCTTCGGAACTGCTGCTTCTGGGTCTATTTCAACGTCCGCTGCAGTAAGCTATACGATGACCAGCGCCGGAACGCTTGAAGGTGCATTCTTGGTATTCGGTACGGGTGCGGTTGCCACGCTCATGAGTACAGCGGGAACGCTGCTCTCTGCTGGTTTCTTCACGGGTGGCGCTCAGCCTGTAAACAGTGGAAACATTGTTCAGGTTTCTTATACTCTCTCAATGTAAGGGGTCGATCATGGTAAATTTTGTTCAAGGCGAAGCCGTCACTCAAATTCTTCCTCCTCCTATTCAGGGGACTGTTCTTGGATTTGGATTTGATCCAAACACGGGAAATGTTACGGTACTGGTCGGCTACACTGCTGCAGACGGAACTCAACAGCAGCGTTATTTTGAGCAAAGCGAGTTAGAAGCAACCCCGGTGGTTGCTGTCGAACCTCCTGCTCCTGATCTTTCAGCTCCAACAGAGTAAGGCTTTATGGCTCTAATCCTTGCAGATAGAGTCCAAGAAACATGCAATTCTCCGGGGACGGGTACAGTAACCCTCCTCGGAGCCCAGACTGGTTATCAAAGTTTTTCGGCTGGCGTAGGAAATGGAAATACCACTTTTTACGCAATAGCCGATCAAGTTGGGGCCAACTGGGAAGTAGGTCTTGGGACGTATTCATCCACGGGCAATACATTGGCCCGTACAACAGTTTTGGCCTCTTCTAATGCTGGCTCATTAGTCAACTTTGCAAGCGGTATTCAGAACGTATGGGTGGACTATCCTGCAGGGAAATCTGTCAATTTGGATGCATCTGGATATGTTGATGCCGGTGGAAACCCTTATTTAACATTTAGCCCTCAATCATCGAATCCAACCGCTGCAACCGGATTGATCTGGTATGACCAAAACAAAGACAGCTTGTCTTATTACAATGCTACCGGCTATGAGATCAATATAGGGCAGCAAGTCGATCAAGTTTGCTACAACAACACAGGCTCAACTATTCCAGCAGGAACGGCTGTCTACTTGAGCGGTGGAAGCAGCGGTAATTATCCTTACATCACCCCTGCTATCGCTACATCACAGTCAACCGCAAACATGGTCGGCATTACGGGGCAATCCATTGCCAATGGATCGACCGGCATTGTTGTCATCCTTGGGGAAATTTTCAGCTACAACACTACAGGCATGACTGCGGGGCAGACTCTTTACCTGTCCCCAACCACGGCTGGCGCATTGACTACGATTCAACCGGCAAGCCCGTTCTATGCGGTTCGTGCAGGATTCGTGGTTGTAGGCGGTTCCTCAACGGGCATTATTTTTGCCTCTGTCCGAAACGTCTACACGCTGGGATCGAACATCATTAGCCCCGTATCTTTCACCGCATTCAGCACATCATCCAATGTGCTTCAGCTTTATGGGTACAGTTCCTCCCAAATTGCCGACTTGATTGACATTTGGACATATTCGGGGGGCACTAAGGCTTTTGCCATTAACAATGCTGGGGCTATTTACGCTGGAACATGGAATGGGTCCACAATAGGAACGGCTTATGGTGGGACTGGTTTAACGGCGCTTGGAGCAGGAGTCCAAACGGCTCTTGGAAATGCAGTATCAGGTTCAGGAAACTTTGCTCTGACCACAAGCCCAACCTTAGTAACTCCGATTCTTGGAACGCCACAATCAGGAAACTTCAGCACTGGCACTTTTACTTGGCCAACGTTTAATCAAAACACTACTGGACAAGCTGGAAGCGTTGCCAATTCGCATTCAGCAGGAACGGGATTAAGTGGCTCAAGTTTCAATGGATCCGCTGCAGTTTCATGGACTCTTGCCACGGCTTATGGTGACTCGATCAATCCATACGCATCAAAGACAGCAAACTATGTACTTGCTGCGCCAAATGGAAGCGCTGGAGTTCCAACCTTCAGGGCTTTGGTTGCTTCTGACGTGCCATCATTGAGTTATGTAAACTCAGTGAGTGCAACATCTCCGGTAGCCTCGAGCGGAGGATTAACACCAACGATAAGCCTTAATTCTGCTTACGGAGATACGCTTAATCCTTATGGTTCGAAAACAGCCAATTATTTTCTAGCAGCTCCAAACGGTTCTGCTGGAGCCCCCAGTTTCAGGGCAATCGTAGCAGCCGATATACCAACCATAAATCAGAATACTACTGGCCAAGCTGGTTCTGTTGCAAACTCGGTTACTTTTAACAATGGCGGTGCTGGCGCAGCTTCAGGAACCACTTTTAACGGCTCTGCAGCTCAAACCATTTCATATAACACTATAGGCGCTCCAAGCACGACTGGAACAAATGCTTCTGGTACTTGGGCAATAAGTATTTCTGGAAATGCTGGAACCGCAAGTGTGGCTGGGGCGGTTAACGGTTTTCTTGCAACTGGAGTAACCGCAACAACCGCAGCTACAGGAACAAATAGCACAGTAGTTGCAACAACCGCTTATGCAATAAATCAAGACATAGGCGGTCCATCTCAGTCTTGGACAAATGTAACGTCATCTCGAGCGCCTAACGCGCTGTATACAAACAGCACAGGAAGGCCAATTCTTGTCATAGTTAGCGCAACCGCTGCAGCTTCTTCAGGACAATGTTACTTTCAGGTCAATAGCGTGACTGTTGCATATTCAAGCGTTTCTTCGGCATCAACAAACATTCCAATTTCAGTCATAGTTCCTGCTGGAGCAACCTACTATTTTGGATATGTAAATGTAACCGGAGCAATTAACATTTGGTTTGAACTTAGATAATTATGAGATATTTCAAAAATCCAACATATTTATTTGTTTATGGGTTTGACGAAACAGATACAAGCCAAGCTCAACTCATACAAAATGCAATAGATGAGAAATGGGAAGAAGTAACGGGGAATTGGCCTCCCCCTCTTTCTTCAGAAGAACTATTGGCTTTGTGCAAAGAAAAAGCACAAATGTTTTTGCAGCAAACTGACTGGTCTGAAATTCCTTCTGTCTCTGACTCTTCCAGTATTCCATACTTAGTGAATGTCGCAGACTTTATTGATTATCGCAGAACCATAAGGCAATTAGCGGTAAATCCAGTCATTAATCCTATCTGGCCAGACATGCCAAAAGAGCAATGGGGTTCAACTATTGCTGCTTCATCAAGCTAATATATGCTTGGCAATAACCCGTTATCATCAAATCCAATATCAGGAAACATCCTTACAATTACCTATTATCGGGTAACAATAACGGAATCTGCTTCTTCATCGGATATCCAAAGCGAAAGCACGATAAGTGCTTTATCTATTGCAGAATCCGCCTCTTCCGCTGATGTTTTTTATGAAAACACCAATGATCCTGTAGCAATTACTGAATCGTCTACAGCAGTAGATGCCCAGTCAGAATCAATGACTGCTTCAGTAGCTATATCAGAATCTGCAAAAGCTTTAGATTCATATTCTGAATCAATGAGCGCTTCAGTTTTAATTGTTGAAAATTCACTATCAATTGACTTTGTTTTAGAAAATTCCACTGATTCCGCATCAATTGCGGAGTTCATAAATGCTTTTAATCTTCAATCAGAAAGCATGACCGCGCCGAATTCTATATCTGAAAGTGCTTCGGGATTAGATTTTCAATCCGAGGCAATGACTGCTTTGGTAAGTTTGACTGACTCAAATACTGTAAATGATACGATTTCAGAAAATTCTGTTGATGGGGTCAACATTTTTGAATCAACGGTTTCTGCAGATTCTCAATTAGAACAAATGTCTACTTCATCTTTAATAGCTGAAACGACAAAATTTGCTGATTCTGCAAATGAGAACATGACTGCATTTGCTCAAATTGCAGAAAATGGCTTGGCGGTAGACACAAACACGGAAAACGTTACAGCCTCTTTAAACATTAAAGAATCATCGAATGCGCTAGATTTCCAATCGCAACTTACAACGTCACTTTTAGCCATCATTGAATCAGGTGTAGCAAGTGATTTTGCATCTAATAAGATGACTGCTTACTTGCAGCAAATGGAATTAGCAGAAGCCATTGATTTTGTTGCTCAAAACATGAGCGCATCGGTTATAGTAACGGAAACGACAAGCGCTGCTGATATCCAGTCACAGATACTGACGGCAGCGGTTCAGGTTGATGAATTTGGCCATGTACTTGATGCTCAATCTGAATCTACTTATTTGGTTCTTGCCGTCATTGAGCAAGGGAATGCGGTTGATGTTTACTATTGCGCTCCAATTTTCAACAGCAGCGAGAAGGTTTGGCATTTGGGGCCAAGGCCAACTTTCTGGTGTGAGTGCATTTCGGAGAGGCCAGATTATTGGCGCATGGATCAAAGGCCAGATTTCTGGTTTGCTGAGAAAAGATTATACTATTGGCAAGCAAGCCCAAGACAGTATTTTTGGAGACCCAATGAGTAACACTTACATTCTTGAAAAGCGAACCAGTGAGATCATTTGGTATGACATTGACTGCACCAATCTTTTGGACGCTGGCGAAACTATCACTTCAATTTTAGGGATAACCGCAGATCAGGAAGGGCTTTTTTTTGCTGCTCCTGCAGTAAACCCTGAGCCAGTTACGTTTCCAGATGGCATAACGGCTCCAGCAGGTAAAGTCATTTCTGTTCAAATTTCTGAAGGTGTTGTTCCAACTGGATCAACCAATCAAATCTATACCATTCGTCCACTTTTTGATACGAACGAAGGCAACACTCGTGAAGCTACCGTTTTGTTGAATGTCACGAACATTCCTTTCCAGACAGGGAGGGTTATCTAATGCCACTTAAAGAAGGTTATTCAAAAGAAACGATTCAGAACAACATCCGCGAATTGATAAAAGCTGGACATGACCCTAAGCAATCAATGGCGATTGCTTATTCAAATGCCCGTAAGTGCCACGGTGTTGATGAAGAGCTTACCGAAGAAGAGATTGAATCTCACAAGAGAGACCTTAAAGAAGAGCCCGATTCAGAAATTGTGGCGTTTATCGTTTATACGGACGGTGACAGAATCCTTTGGATGAAAAGAACCAAGGATGATACCTGGGGGTTTCCCGGTGGTCACGTTGAAGAAGGAGAATCTCCGATTGAAAGCGCTATTCGCGAGTCGAGAGAAGAGACCATGCACGTCCCAGAGACAGGCATTAACCTGATTTATGAAGAAGGCAAGGTTCGACTCTTTGGATGTAATGATGGCGAATTCGAGCCAGAACTGAATGACGAGCACAGCGATTATGTTTGGGCATCCATCGAGAATGCACCTGAACCGTTGTTTCCGAAGATTGACGGGGATGAAGAGAAAATCGCGGAAGCTGCTGAAGCGAACGCTTCGGGAATGGATAAAAGAGAATACGATACGAACGGGTGGTTCGAAGTAAAAGATAACCCTCTCTCAATGGTAGGGGTATTCCCTTATTCTGGTCGGTCGATTTCCGACGAGTGCGACCCAAACAAAATCTATATGGTTTATAGACCTGCTGAGGAGCTGGGCTCGTCGGATTGCGTTGATTCGTTTAAACTTATTCCTTGGATTGATAACCATACTATGCTTGGCAGTGAAGATGCTGGATTGACTCCTTCCGAGCAAAAGGGCGTTCAGGGCGTTATTGGACAAGATGTTCATTTCGACGGAATGACCCTAAAGGGCAATATCAAGGTATTCTCGGAAGCAATGGCCAACCTCATTGCTAGCGGGAAAAAAGAATTGTCATGCGGATACCGCTGCAGGTATGAATACTCCCCCGGCGTTTATGACGGAATGCAGTATGATTACATTCAACGGGACATTCGGGGCAATCATCTAGCCCTTGTCGATAACGGACGCATGGGCCCCGATGTGGCGGTTTTAGACCATTTTACTTTCACTGTAGACAATAAGGAGTTCATTAACATGGCTGAAGAAAACAAAGAAATGGGCGGGAGCCCAATGACTTTGGAGGAAGTGCATAAATTCCTCGAAGAAGTCATGCCAAAGCTGGCAAAGATTCAGCAGCTCACAGGCCAAGAATTTGGTTCTGCTGGTGCGGAAGCTGTTTCCGATGATGACGAAGAAGGTGATCTTCCATTAGAGGATAAGCCTGAAGTAACTGAAGACGAAGAAGGCCCACAATACGGCGTAGGCGGTCAGAAATCTGAAGAAAAGGAAGGCGAAAGGAGCGAAGGCATGGACGCTGCAGCTATTGCTAGAAGCGTTCAGCTCTCAATCGCGAAAAAGAATAAGCTATACGAAAAGCTTTCAGCCCATATTGGAGCGTTCGATCACTCTGAAATGGACCTGAGCAAGATGGCAAAGTATGGCTGTAAAAAGCTTGGCTTGGATGTTTCGAAAGAGTCACGAGTGACTTTCCTTGAGGCATACCTTATGGGCAAGGGTGCTCCTTCACGTTCTGGCATGGACTCTGCTCCTGTCGCTCGTAAGGGCAATTTCGTTTCACGTTTCTTGGAAGGTAAATAATCATGACTGCTGCGAGTTTCCAATCCGTAGTTAACGTCAATCTCGGTTTCGGTATCCCCGGCGAATTGATTGTTGACGGTCCTCAGCGCGTTGATTCTCTTACGCTTGACAGCAATGGCGGTACTATCGGCCTTGCTTTCACGAAGAGCAATTCAACGAACATTGCAACCCAAGGTGGCACTATCACTTCTGGCTCAACCGTATTCGCGGGTATTTTGGTCAATCCAAAAGCTTACGCTTCTTATGGTGCAGTGGGTGGCGCTCCTCTTGATCCAACCATGTTCCTGTCAGCTAACTCACAGGGCGAATTCATGACGATGGGAACCATCGTTGTAAGCCTTACGGGTGCTGCAAACATTGGTGACTGGATTCAGTACAACACCACGACTGGAGTTCTGTCTGTAGTTGCTCCCGGCAGCTCAGCAACCACTGGCAATGCCCTCATCCCAAATTGCGTTGTTTGGAACTATCCAATCAGCGGTGCTGGCTTGACGGCTATCCGTATCACTGACTAATAAGGACTGAAATATGAGCAACTCTCTCGAACGCAGCTTTATTGGACCCCGCGATGTTCGTGCGGTCCAAATGTCTGCCGATGATGTTTCCGATTACGCTGCACTCGGAGACCTCGGTATTAACTTTGGCGCGAAGAACATCCGCGCTATGGCCAACTATGCAATGGATACTCAGGCCGATGTATCCCAGCCTAGCATCACGACTCCTGTTCAGTTCCTTCAGAACTGGCTTCCCGGTTTCGTCAAGGTTGTAACTGCAGCTCGTAAAATCGACGAGCTTTGCGGTATTTCCACGACTGGCTCATGGGAAGATCAGGAAATCGTACAGGGCCTCTTGGAGCCAATCGGTAACGCTATTCCTTATGGCGATTACACGAACGTCCCCCTTGCTTCTTGGAACACCAACTTTGTCCGTAGAACGGTTGTCCGTTTCGAAAAGGGCATCAAGGTTGGTATGCTTGAAGAAGCTCGTGCAGCTCGTATCCGTATCAGCTCTTCTGCTGAAAAACGCGCTTCTGCTGCTCTGGCTCTTGAAATCCAGCGTAACCTCGTCGGCTTCTACGGTTTCAACAACGGTAGCAACCTGACGTATGGTTTCCTGAATGATCCGGG